CTAAACATACAAACCAGATTCAGCTTCTCTACGTCTTACCAACCCTCTCAACTTACGGCCACCAGCCCAGACCCAGCGCATAAGCTGAGCTGGAACATTATGGTGGTTCTGACGGTTAATAACGCGGCGCAGAGTTGAGCGCTGTAACGCGCCTGACCCTAAATTGTAGGTGAATGATACAAGCGCATCAAACTGCCCATCCGTTAATGGCACTGTAATCAAACGCAGGACGGCACGTTCTGCAATTTGAGCATCTAGACGCAGTAATTCCTCAGCCTCGCCTTGAGTGATCCCGCCAGAGAAATCCTCGCCCTTTTTGACAACGTGGCCGTAGCCGATTGTGGGGTATCCTGCAGGGCAAAAATAAACGGTTGGAGAGAAGCCCTCGAACCGTTTGATTAAGTCTATACCTTCTTGTGTAATATGACGCATATTAACCTCCGTTAAATGTTAATGTTTCTCCAGCGTTGCAATGACCGTTAGTTTTTTATCGCCGCTCGTAAATACGCCCCAAAACTGCTCTTGGTCTAAAACCATTTTGCGATCAATTTTCAGTTTAAATTTATCGACCTTATATTTTAGTGCTAAGGGGAAGTCGGCCAGATCATAAAATGCTGTTCTGGCCAATCCGACTTGCTTTACGACTGCTTGATAATGATCCAGCAAGCATTCAATTTCACGATCTGAACATTGATCGCTCGTCATATCCTCAATCATGGCTTTGTAATAAATTTTTGACATTGTTCATCCTTTCTTTTGTGTCATCAGTAACGCTTCGTTTCGGAACTTAATCAACTGAATAAGATGTTATTATTCAGCTATTTGAACGGAATTTTGAAAGCGCTCTCTGACCAAACCAAAACGACATAACTGCAGCAAAAAGAGCCTGAGTTTCAATATCCCAAATGGCGATCAAACTGTCCGTGATGGGTGCGCCACTATCGAGTAGATTGAGCAATGCTGATATTTTGACGGTCGCAAATAAAGCGAAGAATGCGTATGTCAAAATCGGGCGGACAGATGCTCTTAAGGCTTCAACCCAGCGCACACCACTAGGCTGGCTTGCGTGTTTATAAAGAGCTTGGCTTTCTGAAATATCAGCCTGCACATGGATTTCTTCCAAGCGCTGATTATGCCCTTGTTTTTGTGCCTCCATCTGCCGATCAAGAATGGCAAGCTCATGTTTTTTGTCACTACGATCCTGCCAGATATTCAGAAAGTCTGGGAACGCAGATGAAATAAAGCCGATAAGGCTTCCAAGTAATGTCAGCATGATATTTTTCCTTTCATAGTTTTTTGGGGTTGGTTGGTTAATTGATTGGGGTACGCATCGCCTTCAGATCGTCCCGAATATCGGTAATCTGGGTTTTGATGACAGCGATGTCCTGACGCATTTCACCGACGACTTTGCGACCGGTGATGTCGTTATTGACTTGGCTTTCGATGTTATTGAGACGCTCATTCACCGTGGCGATATGCGATGATATCCACGCCACGATTTTAACCAGCGCGATGAGAAGGCCGACACTGTTGGCAAGCACGCCAAACAGCAGGCCCCATTCAGCAAGGGACATGTTTTTACTCCTGTAGTTTTGATTGTTGATTTATTGATCCGCTGTATGCACCAGCGGGTTTTCAACCACACTGGCAATCTCGACCAGATCACCACGTGGCTTGACAGCAGTCACACGGGCAAGCACTCCCCATTGTTCCCCTATGCCAAAGGCAAAATGGGTGCGCTCTTGTTTACTCCCTGTGTAGGGCGTGAAGTCTAATTCTTCCCCCAGCATGACTTGCCGTTGATTTGTACCTGCTGTGACCAACCACGGCCCGCTGACTGATCCGTCTTTCTTACGCAGCACAATGTAATGACTATTACCTTCGCTAAAACTCACGCTTTCCGATAAATCCAAATACGGATAATCATAAGCGACCATATCTCCCGCTTCGCCCCAGCGTGGCATATCATGAGAGATGGCAATCAAATCACCATAGGTCGGGATTAATCCCTCCAGCTCCGTTTTGAAACTCACCATCCGCCTGCGATAGCGATTGGCGGCAGCCATATAGAGACCTTCACGAATGGCATGGGTTTTGTCTGTACTGCCAAAGAGCGATACGGTTGCAGGTTGCTCGACACTGCTGTCGGGTAGGCTGACTGTTACCTCATCGGGCTTCCATGTTTTTTCGTTGAAGAATTCAACCGTGACACTATCCGCCGTATCTTCCCCCGGCATTACATAGTCGATTTTGAAACTGCCTTTGACGATATTGCGGGGCGAGAATAAGGCAACAGGCAGGGTTTTCGGTTCATCCCGCACAAACCGCACCAGTCCACCTTGTAAGAACGCAACCGCACGGCCACAACGGGCTACTTGTGATAACGCATCCCATACGGTGAGCTTTCGGTCGAACACGCCGTTGAATGTGTCACCGCGTGTTGTCCATATCGCATCCAACGCCACCAGCGCCTGTAGATCAATACGGCTGTCTTCCAGCTTTGCCCCATAGCTGCTTTTGAGAATATCAGCACATGCCCATGCGATTGAGCGTGTGGCTTGCGGTGGAGACCAACCGATCACGCTATCCCAAATCGGCAATTTACGGGTGACTATGCAATTCACCATCCGTGAGGAGCGTTGCGAAAGGTTATCCGTTGCCCGCATTTTCATGGCCAGAAGCGTGACGTTGCCGAAATCATCATCGCCCACCAGATAGGCTTTAAGCGCATTCCAATTCAAATCACTGGCAGCACGCGCAGACATATCTTTGGCATTGGTGCGAATGCCACGCACTTCATATCGCCCAGCGGGAACAGTGTATTTGTATGTTCTACGAATGGCCGTGTTGGTGTTGTCTGTGATGCTTTCTGATCCGAGATTAAACCAGCTCCCCAGCGCCGCGCCGTCATCGTCAATTAAACGCGCTTCAATATCCCATGAAGCCGTGCGGTTATTAAGACCACCATTGTCATTGGCGTAATACAATCCCTTCGGCAGAATAATATCCAGCGCCAATAAGGTCGTTTGGGTTTCAGACGGGTTAGCAACAAACGGCCCAATCCAATCCCCACCGTCACCCGTGGAGAGAAGTTCTTGCCCTGCGATTTCAGGGGCGGTCACGACATCTGTATCAAACAGTGTGACATTCCCACCGGGGTTAATGATCTCGTATTCAATCTCAGCAAAAGAACTGATCGGCGTATCTTCAATACGGATGGCTTCGATATCGTATTCGCCCTGACCGATGACATGCAGTTGGAATAAAAACTGGTCGTTATTCGTGAATTCCGCATAAGGCGTTGCCCCGAAATCCGGATAGACAACATGCCGACCATAGACCACAGGGATGGGTTCACCAAGGCGGGCTTGGTTGCCTTGCGCCTGCAGGGAATATGTCGGGCTGGGGCTGGTTGCATTATAATTGCTGATCGCCGAACTTGGCATCGGCGGCGGAATAAGCGCATTAACCAGCGCCGATCCTGCCAGCGCAATCCCAGCGGTTAACAATGATGTTCCAATCGCACTGGTGACACCCAGCGTTCCTGCCAATGCTGCTCCTGCATAAGGTGCGGCCACCATGACGGCAATGGTTAAGACAGTGCGTAGGATTTTACCGCCACCACCACCGCCCTGAGGCAAGGCGATAAAGCTCACCACGGTATCTTTGGTAATGACGATATAAGCCCAATCTTTCCGCAAAACAGGCTCACCATCCACAAGGCACAAGGTCGGCTTTGAGAATTCGGCAATGCCGCGCTCATCCAGCCAGCCCCTCACGGTCTGCCCGATATGCGGTTCAAACAGATCAACATTCTGATGCAGATGAAACGGATTATGATGAATGGCAATCTGCGCCATGAGTGTCATGCCCTTTATAACGGTAATAATTTTCGATTTTCCAGCCCGCGAGAGACAGGCTATGTAAGTTCTGAAACACCACCCCAGCGCCTTGCATGCAATGGAGCATGCCGCCGCCGTCAATATCGAGCCAGATCCCGACATGGATCGGATGGCGTGATTGGCGCATCAGGGCAATGTCACCTTCTATCGGCTTATGCACCACATCCCAATTTACCCGTTCGGGATGGGCATCGATGGTTTTGATCAGCTGACGCAGATTATTTTCCTGCACGGGAATAATGGTTAAATCCCGCCCATAAAGGCGTTTATGAATTGCCACCACCAACCCCCAGCAGTCATATGCTTCAGGACCATCCGATGCGACAACCCACGGCTTGCCGATATACTCTGTTGCCCAATGTGTCATCGTGCCTCCTTATCTTGTTAGGCCCGCAAAACGTAGCGCGTTATATGTTTCAGACGGAAAGGCCTTATTCCCGACATCCAGCATGCGGGCCTTGCCTGTGACGCGTGAAGCATCGGCACTCACTTCCGTGAGCACCAATGTAAATGGCGGGTCCATTTGCGGTCCTTCCAAATCATCCGACAAATACGGTCGATAAGTGATTTCGATTTTGTCTTGGCTTTCTGCCGCCCGATCCAAATGCGTGACAATCTCACGGCTGACATTATCCAGCGTGATGGAGATTTCAGGCACAGGCGCAGTATCAACAGGAGGTAATTCCAAATCAAACCCCATTGCGATAAATTCCACCATTTCAGCAGCGTTTAACGGCGCAGTTGCCTCCATGCGGGCAGTCAAATTCTGATTATCCCGCACCACGCGAATGGCCATCGGTAATCCATCATCATAAATAAAAGACGGATGGCGCAGCTCCAGCGTGTGTAAAATCACAACATCACTGGGCGCAGAGGCATAGGCCTCACGCAACGCTTCTGATAAGGCGTTATTCGGCATGAGGCTCATCCTCCCATGCTTTATCGGTCAGATAATCCACTGCCACACCGTTCAGGAATGAGTCTTCGATGGCGTTGGAGCGTTCACGTAGCACTTGCACCTGCGCCAGTAAATCTTGCGCTTTGGTGAGCGTTTCTTGTTCGGTATCCGTCAGATCTGTGCGATCCCCCAACAGATAGAGATCAGCTAGCACATTTTGCTGTTTCCATACAGGGGCGATATCGGTGATGCGCCGTCCGGCTTCTTCCTTTATCTGGCGAATAAGCTGACTGTTTGAGGTAACGCCTTTCAACTCCTCATCACTCACAGCTTTGCCACCCGATGGCGGCATAACATCTTCTGCAAAAGCGTAATAATGCCGTCCGTTCAAATCAGCCAAATGGATGGGTGCGATTTCACTTTCAGTGAACACCGGTGCGCGCGTTAACAAATAAGATTTGAGATTCATAAAAGCCTCCTATAAAATGACATTGGTTAATGTGGCGACATCATGCAGGTTGCCGACTTGTGTGCCTGTTTCGCCGTAGGAATTATTGTCACCGCAGGCATCAACACGCCCGTCGTCATACAAAACGCCAAGCCCCCATGAGGCAGTGCCTTGGCCATAACAATTCCAGTCCTCGATCACGCCGGACTGCCCAAGCACGCGTTGGAACAGATTATTTGCGCCTGCAGTTGAATTGATGCCCAGATTGGCGTTGCCTGAATAACCAGCAGCCCAAAGCGCATCGCCAGCTTGTAAGATACAGCCCTCATAACTGCACCCACCGCCGAAAGAGGCCTTGCTCACATTGCCTTGGAAATCACCAGCTGGCATTTGCGGAGAAAGCTGGTTTGTGGTGTTGCCCGTTCCCATCTGGCCGTAACCATTATTTCCCCACAGGTAGAGATTACCTTGATCGGTAATAGCCCCAGATGATGGATAACGGCCATCGCCTGCAAAAATATCGGTAAAGATTTCTGTGCTTGTGATTTGAGTGAAGCTGGTTCTTTGCGTTGTATCACCAAGCCCAAGTTGGCCATATCCGTTATAGCCTGCCGCCCAAATCGACCCATCGGCCAGTAAAACCAAGCCATGGCCTGTTGGTCCAGCGCCATCTGTTCGATAACCACAGGATGGAACGGCTTTAGTCGCATTAGTGAAAGCTGGATGTAACATCGGGGTTTCTCGGTTAGTGGTATCCCCAAGCCCAAGTTGACCATTGGCATTCCACCCCCAAACCCAGAGCGATCCGTCATCTTGAATTGCATAAGCTGTGTGCGGTAATCCTGACACTGCAACATCAATAATATTGGTCAGCGCCCCGCATCGAATGGGCGTATATTGATTGGCGGATGTCCCGTTGCCCAGATTACCGTTACTGTTAATCCCGCAGGCATAAACGCGCCCGTCGGTCGTTAAAAAATAAGCGCAGGCATGGTCGTAATAATTCGGGCGACCGGGAATGACTTTGGCGATTTGGATATTGTTTTGAACGAAATACTCAATCCGCTTGGCAATGGCGCGGTTGACGGTATCGCCATGTCCTAGCTGCCCATAATTATTATATCCCCATGACCATACTTCACCATCAGCGGTTAAGGCATAATGCTGCATACCGCCTGAGAACACATCGACAAAGCGCACATCGGGATCTTCGGTTGAAACACGGTTCGGTAGGTAAATATGCGCGCCGCTTGGATCACCATTGGAATAATTCCCGCCATAACCGCAGGCTTTGATTGTGCCGTCCGCCATCAGATAAACCCGCGTGTACCAACCGCCCATGCCATTGACCTTGGCCAGCTTCCAGACACGGCGAGATGGATCAAGCGATTGATCGCGCCAAGCAGGTTGATTGCCAACCATCTGCAAGACTTGAGCATTACATCCACGGGCAAGGCGCACAGGAATAGCGCCGTTATGAATCAGCAGATCACCTTCTTGGGAAAGCTGATCCGTACCCGCCGCCATTAAATCCCAATCATCGCCTTGAACAGGTGTGACGGCAGAAACTGTGCGTTTGGCGATATAGCTTGAACCTTGGTAGGAAACGGCATCATGGCGCACGTAATTGGTGGCACTGTTATAAGCACCGCGCCAGTTAATGCGGATATTGCCCAGATCAATTTGTGTCATGCTTTCATCTCCTTATTAAATATTGATAATGAGGTGGCCATCCTCGTTAATATTGAAATCCACCCCCGGCAGCGTGATGAACCATGTGTCAAAATCATTGGCGTTGTATGTGCCTTGCCCTGTAATGGCCGTTAGCTTTGATCCATCGGCACGCAGGCCGTAAAACACGCCCACGGACTCAATCACCTCAAACCCATCTTCTGCCTGTTTGACCGCTAGTAATTTACCTGCCTGACCATTGATATTGGTCGGCAAATTAAGGGCATTGGCTGTCTGTAAGGCTGACTGTGCCGAGGATTGTGCTTCATCTCGATAGGTTTCGGTTTGTGATACAGCCTCATTCAGCTGGTCAGCCGACGCGCCAAGATCGGTCAGACCCGCCTGAATGGTGTCTTCCATATCCTTGATGGCTTTGGCAGCGCTTTTGACAGTCCCGCCGTCAGTCGGAACAGTGGTTTGATCGTCGCCATGGACGATAGTGTGCAGGAGCTGGCTGTCCGTTTGGACACGCGCCACCGCATCCTGCAGATCGGTCTGCAAAGTCATGATGTCTTCCTTTTGTTGAGTGGTTAATAAAGGCGGAGTGGCAAAGTCTGATGCACAAGAATATGCAGGCCATCACCCACGGTAATAATGCCTTGAGCATCTTCGCTGAGGAGCAAGTTCAGCAAGCCTTCATCCAGAACAGGCCGCTCACGAATTTCCAGCTCGGATGTAATTTCCCAAAGCGTGCCACCCGCCAAAAGCCGTGATGAAAATTGCCGTGTAAAGCGTGCTTCTTGTTCCAACAAACCAAGACCGCCCAGAAGCGTGATGGCAAACCAGCTTGCCCCCTCACGGGCATGCCAGCGATACCAGCCTTCAAAGATGGCATATTGATCCCGCCGCATAATCCAGCGCACGGACACCTTGGTCGGCACATCGGTAAAACGGCGACGTTGCCGTGCAAGGCCAGCCTCCATCTCGGTGCGTAAAATCGCTTCCCCTGGTTGAACACCGTATCCTTGCACCGTTGGCAACGGCAATGTTGATGGCCATGTGATATCACTCATTTAACGATAACTCCCAGCGGCAGGGTTAAGGCCGTAGCGACGCTCAAGCGTCGGTGCTAAACCTTCACCGCGTCCGATATTACGCGATAAATTGCCTTCTACTTCCTCGATGATGATTTTCAAGTCCATATTGCCTGCGCTGTCACGGCTGACATCGGCTCTGGCCTGAGCATTGCCAGCGTTGTTTTCAACACGGACAGACACATTCACATTTGGTTTGGATTGCAAAGCACCGCCCAGCAATTTCATCTGCCCTGGCGTAAAGACCGCTTCACCTTGTTTGGCAATAATCGGCACTTCATTCCCGACAATCCCGCCTGTATGAAACCTTGGTGCATTTACAAACACAGCCGGATTGACCGAACGCATGCGTAAAGTATCACTGCCAATCACTCCACCAGTATGTGCCGTGGCAGTTGAGGCTGTACCGGCACCTGCAGGCGCACCAAATATTGAGCCTGCAATATCACCAAGAAAACCGCCCAGCGCACCCGCCAATGGTTTTGTGATACTGGACTGGATTTGCATCCGCACCATATCGGCGATGATGGAATCCGCCATGGATTTAAAATCTAGCTTGCCCGTGGTGACAAAACTAACCAGTGCATCTTCCATGCTTTTGAACATGGAGGTGACACCGCGCTCGGCTTTGCTCGCCATATCGTCGGCTTCATCAATGATACTTTGCAATCCGCGCTTAATGCCGTCTTCCCAGCGCTTAGAATTTTGCAAATCCTCATCGCGGGCTTTGGCGATCATATCGTTGTAAACCGCATCCACCTGTGCAGCAAAATCAGCATAGCCTGCCTTGGTGGCATCAAGCCCCAATAACGCTTCGCTGCGCCATTCGCCCGCACGTTTTATTGCCGCCGACAAAGATGTATACAGCGCATCATATTTTTGGCGCACATCTTCAACCAGCCGTTCACGTTCTTGCGCTAAATTATTATTTTCACGGACAGTGTCTTGGTAATTTTTATCCGCTTCTTGCAATTGATAGATATCTCCCACCAGCGACTTAATCTGCGCGGCATATTCTTTTTGCTCATCACTTTGAGCGCCTGTGATATCCAGCCCCAAGCGACGCAACGCCTGATCCTGCTCATTGGCAATCATGGCACGGCGCACTGCCGTTTCGCCTTGATTACGTGCAGCATTTAATCGTTGAAGCGCTTGTTCTTCCGCATGCAATTCCGTGATGCGATCTGTAATGCGTTTTTTATCGGCATCCGATAATTCAGGAATCACTTCTGCAGGGGCAGATGACGTTGGTGTTTCAGGCGCAGCAATCTTGGCCTTCGGATTACGCAATTCGTCCAGCGCGGCGGCGGCTTTTTTGGCAGCACGTTCTGCTGCAAGGAGCGCAAACACCTGCTGTTGTACTTCTTCGGCCTGTTCGCCAAAGTCAGGATATTTGGTTGCCAGCTTAAATAACGCCTCGGAATATTCCGTTGCCGATAGCTTGCCCTGATTGAAGGCTTGACGAATTTGATAGAGTTCATTTTGAAGCGGTTTTCCAAAACGGCTGAACTGATCCCAAAATCCGCCAATGCCACCGAACTTTAATTCCTTTTGCAGATCGATGATGTTTTCTTTGGCTGTTTCCAGCTGCTTGGTGAAACGGTAAACGCTCTCACTTTCGCTCAAAGCCTCGCTTAAATCCGATGCAGCTTCGGCGGTTTTGCCGAGTTCTTCTTTGATCTCCTTTAGCTCAATGGCATGATCACGAGCAGCTTTTGCCGCGGCGTCATGACCGGATGCCAGTTTCAAAACGGCAATGCCTGCCAAGACAGCCAGTCCTACGGGGCCACCCACCAACATTAAGGCAGAACGAAATCCTACCATCGCCAATGTTGCCAGTTTAGTTGCCGCTTCCACCGCCACAAGACGGATAGCAAAAGCGGTCGAAATGCTGTTGGCCATATGGAGGCCAACAATCAATCCCGCATTGCCTGCAATGGCAGTATTAAGAAGCGTTACCGCACCCGCAACTGTGCGGGCAATCACCAGCCCACCAATAGCCGTAACAGCCAAATCGGCATTCTCTATCAAAAACGCAAGGCCTTTCGCTGCTGTGGCAATGGCAGAGCCGAGTGTTTGCCCTAATTCTCGCTCGGCATCCACCACCGCAGGATCTTCGAGTGTTGCAGTGAGGGTGCGGTAACCTTGTGTGACACCATCCAAAAAGCCGGATGCGGCGATAGTGCGTTCAATCTCTAAAATGGCATTATTAAAACGGTTCATTTCCGCGCGCGCTGTCATGGATGCGGCTGGTACACCATCGGAGAATGTTTTGCGGATTTCCGCAGCAAATTTTGGCAGGAAGTCTTCGGCAATCACCTGACCTTGTTCCAGCATTTTATCAAGCTCTGCCGTGGTAATGCCCATACCGCGTGCGGCAAGCTGGAATGCACCATAAAGACGCTCACCCAATTGTCCGCGCAATTCTTCAGCCTGAACCTTACCCTTGGACATGATTTGTCCGATGGCTCGAAGCGCACCATTGGTTTGATCAACAGAAAGCTGAAGCACGGTGGAGGCTTCGGCAATGGCGGTAAAGATCTGACGTGTGCCGTCACCCGCCAATTCCGTGCCTTTGGCGGCGGCGGCAATCTGCATATAAGATTGCGCGGTTTCCAGCAGATTAAGCCCTAAACGCTCGACTTGTTCTTCGAGGAATTTCATTTCCTCCCGCGCACCAGCGCTTGAGCCTGTAATGGTTTCGAGCGCTGTGCCTAACCCCTGAAACGCCATGCCGGTTTCATTAACCGAGCGTACAGAAGAAATAATGCCGGAAATCCCCGCATATGCTGCCACAAGCCCTGCGGCTTGGCGAAACACATTGTTCAAGGCGCGCGCCGTGGTATCAACGGCTTTTAAGCCCACACTAGCGGGCTTGGTCGAACGCTCAATGCGCTCAAAAGCCTGCTCGCCCGTGCGTCCGATGCGAGAAAAGGTATCTTCAACCTTTTTCCCGTCCACCACAGCAAGGCGGATCGACATGTTTTTTTGTGAACGCATGGCGGTTTATTTATTCCTTATGTGCCATCAAGGCTTTGGTGATACCGGTTGATAATGCGGGCAACAGCTCGCCCATCACGGCCATGTCATAGCCCAGCGCGGATGCGAGGCTTAAGGCTTCGGATAAAGGAAAGCTGTTTCTGATTTGCGGGGATATGCGAACGGCAATATCCCATGCTTGAAAACCCTCTAGGCTTTGCGGGCTGTTTTCTTCGAACGGGCAGTCTTCGCATGTTTGGGGACAGTTTCCGCAATATCCTGCGCCGTCTCCGAAATGCCATTCGGCGCGGCGCTCAAGTCTTTTTTTTCGGCTTCGATTAACTCCCGCACGCCTGTATATTGCTGAGAAAAACTGGCAGCGATTGACCAAAACCCTGTCATGAGCTCATCAATCTTTTCAGGCGTGACAGGCGCTTTTTCATCACCGTCAGATTCCAAAATACCTTCCCAATCAACAATGGCCGCACGCGCAAGACCGCGTGCAAGATATTCCTCGGCCAGCGCTTCACGAATTTCAGGATTTTCAACATCGGGAAGATCTTCCACCGATGCGCCGATCTCTTTTCGCTTACGATATTCTTCGCCAAGCTCCGTCAAACGCTTGTTCATAAAAGCACGCGCGGCATAGAAAATCGGGCTGGTGCATGGGCGCACTTTAACCTTCACGCCCAGACCCAGTTCAAGCCAATAGGCTTCTGTTTGAATATTGAGTTTTAACATTAATAATTCTCCACATCGTTGATAAGAGTGATTGTGACCATGTTGCCCAGCACAGCATCTTTTGCGCCTTGATAGTCGTAAGAGGCTTCAATGCCATTCGGCCCCGAAATTGAGCGTTTCGGCTTTGGCAAATAAACCTCGTGACATTCAATGACCAGTTGGCGATTGGCATCGATGATGTAAGACAATTCGAGATCAATCGGTGTGCCGGCACGCGCCGCATCCATCAATGTGGTATCGGCATAGCGCACGGTGATGTTTCCGCTTAAGGAAGCAACGCCCGGATCAACGCCATCGATCTTGCCGTCATCGCGGATTGTTTCGATACGCTCCAGATTGTTGCTATAGGTAAGCGCCGCTGAGGTTACGTTACCCAGCACTTGACCACCTTGTTTGACCGAGCCTTGGAATTGAGAAAAACGGGTATAATCCGCTTGGTTTGGGTTGGCATCACGCGTCACGGTTTGTGGCGTTTCACCCTGACCGATTAGACCAACAGTGATTTGCGCTTCACCGGATCTGGCAAAGTTAAAGGCGATGCTGTTGGCACGCACACCCGTGAATAGAGGGAAATCAGGAATTTCAGGCAAACCAACTTCCACCGCAATGCTGGGCAAAGTGATCGCACCAGATTTAAATTCATGGGTATAAGGATCATCACCTGTGGTATTTGGCGCACCAAACATGGCTTTGAGCCATAGACCGATATTGCGAAGATCAATCGGCACAACAACATCGCCATCCACATTGATTACATCCTGAAACGGGGCAGTCGGATCACGACCAAGCCCCAGAACATTGGATTCAATCAACCCTTGTGCCGAATCCAAATCGGAGGATACAAAGGGGATGACATGAAAAGCCCCCGCATTCGGGGGCGTACCATAGGTGGTTTCAAAACCAAGTAACATGCGGGCATTCCACCCGTAAGCGCGTGACATATTTTAGTCCTCCTTTATTGAAGTGGGTTAAGCGTTGTGTATTCAAGTGTGATTGGTACAACTGCTGCCTTAATGGCGGACGCACCGTCCACGGTTTCGGTTAAAAATTCAGGTGAGCCAATGGACATGAAATCCACCGCGCCTGAAAGCGTTGCATCAGCGCCAAGCGTGTTACCCAGCGCTACCAGCAATTCATCCAATGCCGCGTCACGTTCATCGGGTTTTGGCTTTTGAACCAGCACCTCCAGTTCCGCGACATGGGCATAATGATATCGTATCGGGGAGAGCGTTATTTCTGGCTCTCCCGCATCGCCGTCACGCAAAATGAGCAATCCCGATGCAGGGATTTTGGTAGGCAACGGCTCATTTCTCTGCAACTCGGCATCGCTTAGATCGCCATTCTGCAGGCATAAAAAAAGGCCCGTTAGGGCCTGTTCTCGTTTTGATGTCATGTTTGTTTATCCTTCGAGCTTTTCCTTCAAAGCCTCGTAATGGTGTCTATGCTTATCAGGGTCATCTTTTTTCAACTTTCGTAAATTCTGTAACTTCCATTGCACAGCAGGGAAGCGCTCAAAATCGTAAATGCTCCAATCCGGCTCACAATTCTCAACACTTAGCAAAAATGCTTTATCTTTAGCTGTAAGGTTTGTATTGACGGTTTCGACAAGCTGTTCACGCGTTTTTTCAAAGTCATCGTAAGTAAACTCGACATCGCTCATGCCTGTAAATTGGTTCTCCATAGCTTTACGTTGATCTAGGGAGTTTGGCACAAGCACTTCATGGAACGGACGTGGACTAGAAAGTAAACACAGCACAAAGCCCACGCGAATATCATCCGAAAAACCTTCATTTTCCATCAAGAGCTTTACATCAAACAAATCTCTGGGATGTTGACGATCCAGCGCCGCACATATTTTACCGCCATAAAGCTGACCAAGTGGAACAACCTGTATCACCGATGATGTATCATACATTTCTTGCGCTTTATCACAGAGTATCCTTTTTTCAGGCGCTTCAATCGTACCGCGCCCGACGAGATTAACTTCCAGTTTGATTTCTTCTCCATCTGAGCGAATGACGAGTTTACCGATTTCTGGTTTATACAAAATTTGAGCGTTTGGCAGAACACCTTCGATACGTGCTTTAATACGCCCCAGCGCATCAGCAATATTTTTTAATGTTGTCTGCCTATCTTCAAGTGGCAGATACGTCAGATCAATATCAACCGATAAACGCGGCATGTTTCGTACAAAAAGATTGATCGCCGTACCGCCATGTAATGCAAAGCATTTTTCCTCTGCCACATAAGGAAGAACCCTCAGCAACAAGCGAACCTGATTTTTATATTTCTGGTTGTTCATTTTTTTCAAATTCTTTCGGTACGGTTATCTTATATTTATCTATGTACACGCCGTTTTTAACAAAGCTTCGTGTGCCTGATCCTAAATCCACATTTGATAGATCAACAAAATCCAGCCAAGGGTGCTTAAATTTATCTGCCAAGTAAAGGAACAGGCGTTTAACTTTTATGGATGAGCAATTCTCCAGCAATTCTTGAACCGATTTAGGTCTTAAATCGTTCATACCTTCCATTAGCTCGTAACATTCAAAGAACTCTTGGTGCTTCGGTGCAAGATATAAACACTCCAGCATGGCGCGTGCAGGAGAAGATATCTTTACAGTGAAGTTATTCCGTTCAAAATCAACAAGCCCCATATCTGCAGGCAGAAACGAGGTCGTGTAATAATCTATCTTTGTTTCCCATGATTTATTCTTAAACCAAGCTGGCAGGTTTTCTTTTTTGCTTCCAAGCAAAACTGCTCGACCTGCTGCCATATCTATGTAATGTGCTCGACCCTGTAAGGATAAAGCCGTGCGCCCACCAGCATGCACAGATAGCCCAGCTTGATTTTGAAGTGCATATAATCCACCATGATAATCAACATCATCACCAGCGCGGATAACTGCGCCCGACCCTATAGAAGACACCCATTTGCTTTTCTTGTATTGGCTTAAAAGCTGATTTGAGACGCCATTATCTGCAAGCCACGATGACAGGTAAACCGTCCCTGTTGGCCAGTCTTTTAGTAATTTGTTTATTTTGGCTTCATTTTCTAAACTCATAATTTAGTTATAAGGGTTAAAACAAACAAAATCAAGGTTTCTCTTTAAAAATATTCATATAAATAAATTAATCCTTTAGTTTTAACGGTTATTTTAAACTTAACCATCTGGCCAGTTTTTCAAAATCAGCCGCGGCAGCTTGTCGTACCAGCGTTTGGCTTCTTCATCGAAACGGATGAGATTTGGCAGTTTAACTTGCGGTACAAGCCAGAACATCACAGCCGTTGTAAGTTTGTTTCCTGTTTTTAGGTTGCGTTTGCTGGCTTTACGAAAGCCTCGTAATCCTCCTGTTTTACGGCTGTAGGATGCCTGCACATTTTCGACCACCAATAATGATGGGCCATTGCGCCGATATACAAAGTGAAGCTTGCCAAAACGATGTTCGGGAAAGTTAGAGGGGTTAATTCGTTTACCGCCCATACCGCGCTTGGGAGCGTTTGGTGTTGGAATGGCCAGCCACCAACCATCTTTTGATTTAATGACTGTACTTTCATCAAAACCCGCCATGATTTTACTGGCTTTAGTATAAACCAGACCCGCCGCCCGAATAGAGTTTTGCCCACGCGGGTAAATATCACCGCGCCATGTATTGGCCATGCGTTGCCCTAAACCTGACGAATGAACCTGCCGGCGCATCGCCATTTTTAGACCCGTTGTGGTTTCACGTATGCCGAGCGTGACGGCGCGTTCTGCCGTTTGATATTCTTCCTTCATGTACTGTTTAAGGTCACCCTCAAGAGCTGCTTTCAACCGCATAGGCATCCACCTTTACAATAAGATTATGCTGATCTTTCACCGGTTCACCTTGCATGGTGTAACGCTTATCATCCAAAAAAATGGATTGAAGCGTCTTGCCCGCAGGGATATCAGCAAGACGTACTTCAAACATATCGGTTTCTGAATGCACCCGCGCATCAAATACATCTGTGACAGTATCAGGCAGGCGATGGATCACCAGTGCATCCGCTTCCGTTTCATCCGCAAAGATCAGACGTGCCATTTTTCCAAAACGATTAAACAGCACGTCCACCGATTTTATAGCACTATTCCTGAACGTCATCGCCCGATGCCTCATCAGCCGCTAACTCTTTTTGATAAAGCTCCCACGCCTTATCCCGTGTTTCGGCAGAAATGTTTTGACCGAGAACAGCCTCTATCGCTTCCACCTTTGGTTTGCCGTTTTTGGCAAAGTCGGTTTCAGGATTAAGGATTTCAATTGCCTCGATCACATCATCAATGGCGGGTTCAGGTTGCTGGGTCTGAGCAGATTTCTGCTCTTTTACAGCTGATGCATCCGCAGATTTAGCAAAGCCACGCTCAATCAGTGACTTTGCCTCCTCATCAGAAATAGCAACCGATTTACCAGACAGAATAGTTTTGCCGTCAACATGCAGGGTAATGATTGCAATAACTTTCATAGTTTATTCCTCCCTTAGCGCACGGTTGCACAAAATGATGCATTCGGACGATACGGCACAAGCAGCGGCGCAGATTGCAACAAAAGCCAGCGCACAGCGGGATCTTCCTCAAGCCATGATTTCGAGAAGAAACGTTGCGCCCGATAGGCCGCTTTTTCATCTTGGATGACACCATAGCAACGCGTGCCTTCAAGCTGGGACGTGCTGCCGATTAATACAGTATAATCGGGCAGTAGTTTTTGTACCTGATCACTTTCATCGACATAACGGTCGTTATAAACCCAGAAATCCAAATCACCGATTGATCCCACATAGCGGGCAAGCTCAGTACCCTGACCAAAAGCAATCGGCCCCAGATTAATGCCCGCATTATCACGGAGACGGCGAATATCAAGGAGCTTCTCAACAGATGCATCGGCCTTAAACACACGCCATGCCAGTGCATCCATCACCACTGTTCGGGCAACTGCGCCTGATTTTTCCTGCACTTTGGCAACCCAGTCTTCAAGGTTATTGAGTGCATTCACGCCTGTTTCACCCCAGCGAGATGAACCAGCCAGCGCCACAGTCAACTCAGGATCACGCTGAAAATCAACCACCACAGTTGGGTAATCTTCACCAGCGACGGTGATTTTACCTGTTCGCAAGGCTTCTGCCGCCATCACTTCCTCACGGCGGGTGAGGTTTTCAAGCTGCTTGGTCAGCGTGCGGTTGAGGTTGGCTTCAAGACGTTGTTGCGGGGTAAGCGTGCCACCGATTTTTTCACCAATGGAACGCTTGAGCGGACGGCTTGGATCAAAGCGACGTTTGTCTTTCGCGTAAGCCGGTTTGAAACTTTTGGTGACATAACCTTCGTCATTCACCACTTTACCTGCCACTAATGGCGATACGAATGGTGTTAAACGTGGTTTTGATTTATCAATATCGAAGTGAATTTCTTCGCTATCTTCGGTTTGTTCTTGGCCAAAAAATACATCCAGCAAGAATGAGCTTGGACGATCCAGCCGTTCGACCACCTTGGTCAGAACATGGGTGCTAAAAATATCTACAGACATGAGTGTGTTTTCCTTATGGGTTAAGATTGGTTTGAGCGCAGGAATATGCTTTTGGAACGCAAACCAGCGCGGATACTTTCCACCGTGTGGCCTGTACCAAGCTGAAGCGCGTTTTCGTTAAACTCCCCACTGAAATACACAACGGCTTGTTTATCTTGGGCGCTTGCATCTACCGTTTCAGCCAAAATAGCATCGGGTGTTTCTGAGCCATCGCTTGCGCCAGATGTGCTTAAGACAAACTTGCCCGAAGCGGTAATGCGCCCCAGCACTGCGCCTTTGGCAATATTACTGCCAGAAGCAATGGTGATAATGCGTTCAATGCGTGGATATTCACCCGCCAGTAAATTACAGGGGCTATACTCCCCCTGATCAGTAAGACCTACAGCATGTCCAATTGTAGTATTCATGAGGTTTAGATTCCTTTCTATTTAAGTGTTAGCGGGTTGAGGCGATGCGTTCAGCAACCGTATCGGCAGTGGCGATATGATCGTCCCCATCGGGGGCTATCTCAGGATTGGGGATGGAAGACATCACGCGATCAAACGAAGAGGATTGCGATTTCTCTGGCTCATCTTTTGGCGCGCTCTTCATCAAATGCTGGGCATTCATGGCATTGATCTCAGTATGCAGAGCAATTTCCTGCGCCAGCTTTTGACGACCTTCGGCAGCTTCACAGCTTAATATATCTTTCAATCGCTGCTTTTCTTTGGCTGATCCTTCTGCATGCAGTGATGTAACCAGATCGGGATGATCGGTTTTGAGTTGTTCAAGGTTCATGGGCTTTTTCTCCTTTTTCGGTTGGGTTGAACTAAAAAAGCCCTCTGGCGGAGGGCTTTGGTTTTTCGGGGATGAAAGTTCTGTAATAAGGCGTTCGAGCGATCCGACACGATCTGCCAAACCGGCATTGACAGCATTCGCGCCAATCATCACGTCACCACCACCATAATGTCCCAGCACATGATCGGCTGTCACATCACGGTTGCGGGCAATGGTGGACACAAAAACATCGGCCATGGAGTCAATGCGCGTTTGCAACTTTGCACGGCCATTATCACTGTTAGGATCAAGGCGTTTGTGGGGGCTTTGCGAGGAAACAATCTCCACTGTTTCGGCAGATTCCTTGGCTGATTTTCCACGGTAAATACCAACCACACCAATTGATCCTAGCGCCGATGTTTCCGACACCACAATTTCATCAGCGGCGGAGGCAATCCAATAAGCACCAGACGCTGCGTCCCCAGATGCATAAGCAATGACCGGCTTTGTACCGCGTGCTTCAAAAATCATACTGGCCAGCTCTGACACGCCGTTGACTTCACCACCCGGAGAATCAATATCCAAAATAATCGAACTGATTTGCGGGTTTTCAAGGGCGCTCATAAAATCACGCGCAATCAATTCATAGCTGGATGCACCGCTGATCGCCGTGAAGATATTGGCGTACCGAAAGAGCGGCCCTGTCACAGGGATAATGGCAACGCCATCGCGTTCGGTGGCGTTATAGCTGTTTTGCAATTGACGGCCGAGTTTAGCAGCAACCGCTTCGGGGGATTCATTTTCACGCGCGGCGACTTCTAAAATCGTGTGCAAAGCAGTTTCGGTAATCGCCCACGGATCACCCGTTATTTTGTTCCAGATTCTCATCGTTTTCCTCTTTTTCTTCTGTGTTGGTGTTTAAAATGCTGTTTACGTCGTTAATGGTGAGACCAAGCTCAGTGATCTTGGCTTTTTCACGGGCAAGCTGTTCCAAGACTTCTTCCCAATCCAAACCTTGACTTGCACATTCATCTTCCAGCGTGGAAAGACCAATTTGCATGCGTAGATGTGCGGCTTTGGCTTCTTTGACAGGATCAACCCAGCCACGACCGGGGCCGATCCATTTGCACCTGGTCCATGCGGCTTTGTTCTCATAAAAATCAGGGGCTTCAATTAGCCCCTTGTTAATTGCCTCTTCCAGCCACAATTCATAAACAGGTCTTGCCCAGTAGGTGGCAAGCCATTGACGCTGCGCCGAGAAATAGCGCCATGCCTCCAAAAGTGCCGCGCGGGCGCTTGAATAATTGGTTTTAGAAAAATCCTTCATCAATAATTCAAACGGGATATTGAGGCCCGCACCAATATGACGCAGGACGTTCTCAACAAACTGGCCATAACCGCTATTCGGACGGCTTGGTGTAAAGGGCGCAACCTTATCACCTGGAAAGATCGGAATAATTGATCCACCCTGCAGGCGCACATCCCATTCATTACGGGCGGCGAGATAATCATCCACCGAACCGCCAAACATTTCACCAATGCTTTCACCATCCAGAGGGGTTTCAATAAATGCCGCAATCATGGCATTCACCACCGCCGCCTGAAGCTCGGATCGCTCGTAATGATCCAGCATTTTAAACATCGGCATAATGGAGGTGAGAAGCGGTTTTCCACGGTGCTGGCCTGTACGTTCCTTATCATGGATATGCAGAACACGGCGGCGACCAAAACTGGTCTGGGAGGGAATGCGCTCCCAATCGCTGACATCAATGCCAAATCCTAAATACGCATCGCCGGGGTGGCTCTTGCGGATATGATAAGCACGCGGTGCGCCATAAGCATTAATTTCAATCCCAGCGCGAAGATATTTACTATCCTGTTTGCCGTTTGGATTGCACAAGCGATCCGCTTCCACCAGCTGAATGGTTGTTGAAAAACCAACTTTACGATCCAGCCATAACGGCAAAGCCAGCGCTTCACCATTAATAATGCTGGAGCGAAACACCAAGGACGTTAATCCTGCAAAGTTTAAACTCTGCGCGGCATCACAATCGGTACTGTCCGCCCATGCACGCCATTGCGATTCCACTCCCCGTGACCATTCATCCGCCCATTTCTTATCTTTGCCCAGCGCCCGATAATCAGGCGTTGCCGATAAACGCAGACCTGTACCGACCACATTATCGGTGAGCGTTTGTATCGCACCTGCGGCCACACCGTGGTTACGGCTTAAATCCCGAGAGCGGGATACCAGCGTTGGTAATTCACCCAGCAAATCACTATCGGCAGAGCCTAAAGATGGCAGCCAGCTGGAAAGCTCACGCGCACGGTGAGATGCCGCGCGGTGTGCCGTATCACTGGCTTGCATCTTAGATTTTAGGGGGTTTCCTGCGCTGTCTAATAGTTGAACCATGACGTTTTTATTGATACCTTTATAATAATTACAAATTTTAGGAGTTAAGACTTGATCCCAAGCATCTGCACCAAAATGCAAAACCTGATAAATGACGGCATTACTAAAGAATGCCATGTCGTTTATTTGCTTACATGCATAAGAAAAATATTAGAGCAAGAAGATCCAAACCCTGATTTTGAGCTTCTCAAATTTTACAGCGACTGGGCGTTACATTTAAAATTGCAGGGTCGTACAGCACAAACTGTCTTATCTTATTTTAACCAAGGACACTCACTTTTAATTAACGGTGATGACAATCTTCCAACAGAAATACAGAACATCTCTAAATTTAATAATTTGATTGAAGGTATTAAAAAGTTCCTTGAAACACATTCTGTATCTGTGCCTGAACACCCATCTTCTAATTCATCAAAATTCATTTCTTTATATGCCTCTATCATTGAAGACTGTCCACTAATCATCAATCCTCATATCTCTGAGAATTCTGAAATTACAAAGGTAACAGTCAAAGTAGAGTTTGCAGAAGAGATTCAGCATGATCAGCAATATTATAAAGTACGTTGGATAATTACCGACGCTGCTGGAAATGATGGTGAATTATTTGTCATTAACTCCTTCGACGTTTAAAATTTTGTGCGAATAATACCGCGACGACTTGAACCGCTTTTCTTGGCGATATCGCGTTCCAATTCCGAAATGTAACGCTCCAGCGCCACAATGGTACTCTGGCTGTAAGTGGTTGAGCCGTATCCGTATAAGCTGACGGTCACTTCCTGCGTACCGGTCAGTAAACGGTGGCGTGCTTCCTTGGCTTGTACCAAGCGACTTTGCAATTCCAGCAATGTGTCCGTCATGCGCTGTTCTCCTGATTTCTCATTGACATTTCGATAATAAAAAAATATTCTGATGTCGGTTTTTTAGAAATTCCCAGCCGCTCGCGGCCATTTGGCTACGGTGAAAATTTCTCAGATATCTTGAAAAGAAATTCCAACTTTTTAGGACTTTCTTAATGCGAGCAAAGAAATACAGTCCCAGAAAGGTTGAATAAGATGTCTATACCTACAAAAGATAGCCTTAAACAAAAGGCAAAAACTGTCCGTAAATTTTTAAACGATAAATACCAAGTTGATGTTTCTCATGGTCACTGCATGGAAATCATCTCGCAAGCCCTTGGTTTTAAAGACTGGAATACGGCTTCAGCAGCATTAAAACCAAAATTAAAGCAAGACGACTTACCACTTAAACTCAAGACCGTCGGCGACTTGAAAAAAGCATTAGAGCTATTTGATGACTCAGCCGCAATAGACGGTGATTATGAATTTAAGGTCAAAGACTTTATGGATGATATTGAACATGGAGATCTTGATGGCACAATCCATCAAGAATTCTCTCTTATCCTTAATAGCATTCAACCTGACGACATAGTCAGCTTTCAATTAGAACTCGAACACGAGAGCATCAGTCATACCTTATAAATATTGCTCCTTATAAATACGGATCGTCAGCCTTGATTGCCCTACGTTGCGGCACTCTTGGCTTTCGTTTCGGTTTTTGTGTTGTTTGCCCAGCTTGTGCCTGCTGCGGTGTAGCTGGCACGGGCATTTCCACGCCCTTGGTTGGAATAATGACCTCTTGTCCGAGACTTTTTTCCAGTGCGCGCCATTTATAATCAGACATGCGATCCAACCCAAAAATGCTGGCTGCTGCCCGCGCATAAACACGACAATCCAAGGTTTCGTTGTTACGGCTTGGGTCTTTCTCCCAAACCTGCTTCGGAAATCCGCGCACCACACGAGTGATGCAACGCTCTGCTGTCAGCTGTTTAAAAAACTCCTCACCATATTGCGGGAAGTGACAACTGCCGGGCGGATAGGCCACGCCATCTTCCAGATCTTTATCGGTCGGCCATTCCAGTTTGAGCCAGCGATAAAGCTCCATCTTCACCACGGGGCCAGAGACGTTCCAAACTCGCAATCCACGGCGTTTACCACCCGTATCAGCTTTTGAAACACTCAAGATGAGCGCTGTGTCGCGTTCCTGTCCTTTAATCGCTACCACGGTGCGTGGTTGACTGGCACGAGCGCCAGAACCGCCCCAAACGGCCTGAGGATGCTGGCGCACAAAGGCGTAAACATCCTGCGTGGCATAACCAGAATCCACCGCCATCACCCGAATGGGGAGGCTGTGGCCAGATTCATGAAGCCAGTCACGATCTAATACCTCAACCGCGAGGCGATCCCATGTTTCCTGGCGGGCGGTATCACCATCAATGATGATGTAATCCACCGACCAGTTTTGTTTATGACGACCCCAAGCCACCACTTCACATTCAAGACGGTCTTTTTGCACGTCCACACCAGCGGTGAGGAATAAACCGCCCATCGGCACAATGCCTTGGCTGTATTTTTCACGGCGCTCATAAATGCGTTGCCACTCAGGCGCTTCGGATGATTCCTCGTAAGGTTCACCCAGCACTGTATTGACAAAACCCTTCATTAAATCGGGGTTGCGTTTGGCTTCTTCGAACAGCGTTGCCGCATCCGACCATGAAAACCAACCCACAGGGCTATAAAGCGATGACAAGTGATAACCAACTGTGCCATCCACACTTTCAGCCGTTGCTCGCCATTCGCCTTTCGACAATAGCGAGGTTTTCTCATGATTGTGCATGAGATGCCCGCAAGATTCACAAGCGTATTTTGCCTCTTCCGGTTTACCTTCAGGCCAGCGCAACTGCGTAAAGCGCAAATACTGGTAATGGCCACATTTTGTGCAAGGAACAAAAAAATAGCGCTGATCGCTTTTTTCAAACTCACGCTGCACACGAGATATTCCTTTTACTGTTGGCGTACTCACCATAAAAATCTTACGGCGCAGGCGAAATGTTGCGCTTCGGCGTTCTGCCAGCAGAATCGGATCACCTTCGCCGCCAACATCACCGGGATACGCATCAATCTCATCCATAAACAAATAACGTGCAGGCATGGAACGCAGACCCGCCGCCGAATTTGCGCCAGTCATAATCAATAGACCACCTTCAAATTCTTTACTCAGGATCGTATTCCCGCTGTCACGTTCCCGCGCAGGCTTCACACGCTCGCGCAAGGCTGGCGTTTCCTGTAATAGTGGCTCAATTCGCTGTTTGGAATTACGTTTTGCCAGCTCCACCGTTGGCGACACCGCCATCATTGGCCCCGGCGCCATATGGATGATATAGCCAATCCAGTTATTGCCGGCTTCTGTCCCGCCGACCTGTGCGCCTTTCATGAACACAATGCGTTGCGCGGACGAGCTGGTCGACAGTTGATCCATGATCTCTTTTAAGTATGGCGTGCGCGATGTTTTCCATTCCCCGGGTTCTGCCGAAGATTTACCGGATAACAGGCGATATTTATCAGCCCATAATGAAACGTCGTAATGTGGTTCGGGAGTGAAGCTTTTGAGGTAGACGTTCTGAACAAATGCCGCGTCATACTCAATCGAAGTTGAGTTTTCCCTCTCCAATGTCATTTAAATGCTCCCTCACATAGCGCTCTAACGCCTGATGAAGAGCGTGTTCATCCACTCCCAATTCAGCAGCCATTGTCGCTGAGACACGCGCAGGCCAATTCATCCAGCTGTCCCGAACCTGCCGCCCCAGTTTGTAAACCTGCGCTTTGACTTGATCTTTATTAATCAGCTGACCTTTCTTCTCCTGCAGGGCAAGCTGGGTCAGCTGGGCTTTGTAAAGCTCGTGAGCAGTTTTGATCTTTGTAAATGTTGGTTTACCGTTTGCGGCGGGGATATTCTCGGCCATGGCGGGCAATCCCGTATTGATTTTGGCTTCATCCGTATTTTCTTTCCATTCCTGATCCGCGCGATCAACATCAATTGTGCCGTCATCATTGGGGGTGATGCGTCCTGTTTTAATCGCTTTACGCACCGCGCCCTCGGTCACGCCACGCAACGTGGCGTATTTTCTGATTGAAAGTCCCATATTCTCTCACTTTTTAAGGATTATTGACTTGATAAGCGTTTGAATTGAAGCGTTCATGGACATCACAACAGAAAGGAAAAACCATGACAAAACAAAGCAAAAAACCAATCGAAACGACTGATACCAAGCCAGCCGAGACCGTTGTAACAACAGCGGAAACCACCGCCGAGCCAGCGCCAAAAATCACCAAGAAGGCCATGGTTGAGCAACTGCTTAACTCCGATAAAGGCGCAAAGATTGAGGAACTATCCAAACACACTGGCTGGTAAGCCCATACTGTGTGCGGGCATCTCTCCATCCTCAAAAAAGCAGGCGCAGGAATTATCAGCGAACGTGTTGATGGGGTGCGGCGTTACAAAATTTTAGATAAAGCTACTGCCTGAAACTTTTTTTGATATGTCTTCTATGGAATCTTCTGGCAAAATTTTATCATCGGATAACTCTTGTAAATCAAAGTATCTGTGACCACGAATACCGCCAGAAGATTTTTTCTCGATATTAACTTCATAAAGCTCGCCCAAGAGGTAATATCTTTCTAATCCCTGATTAAGATCATAATAATTAGTCGCCGAGATCACATCTCGGATTTTATCTATGTCTTCTTGTGATACGCATCCATATTCTTTTTCAAAGATCAGGCCATCATTTTCAGGTTTGCAAATGCAAGTCCCAAGAATTTCAGCAATGTGGGTAATCTTTTTATTGTTATAAATTCCAATAAACGGAACATGCGCTTTAGAAGATTTGGAAGATTGTTCGTAATATATGCTGTATTTAATATTCTCATCCCAAGATGTTCCGCATGGGAAGGCCACCATTTCATATGGATTTGGTAACATTCCGTCTGATCTTAAGAATGTCTCATAATCTTCAATTATTTCCTGTAAATCAGTTTCATGTTCTGGAAAAATACCCTTGTCGTTTAGCAAGGACACTAATTCTAAATATGTAATGGTCGTATAATGAATACCAACTTCATTACAAACACGTTCAAATTCTCTGATAACTGCCTCATTGGGTTGCTTCTTTGCCAATCCTATTATTACTGCAGAACCTTTCGGAAAGTTGGATTTTACAACACTATCAACATGACGTTGAATTTGTTCTAAATAAAGCTCGCCGTCGGCTTTTGCTTCAATGTAAATGCTTAATGGGGTTTGACGAATGTACCCGTCAGGAATACTGCTTTGCTCTCTGATTTGTTGGCTAAACACCAATCCAATATCAATTTGAGCATCAGATATAATTTCTTTCAAAAATTTTTCAAAGCGCAACGGATTATGACGATAGATATGCCGGAACATAAGCATCGTATTATTGGTGATATGATTTTCTCGTTGCGAGTATTTTTGAAAATATGAAATTTCTGCCATTACGTTCCCTCAATTAACTTCATCTACTTTACTTTTTTTCCGAGATTTAGTCAATTCATCAAACTCTGTTTCTGTAGAATTTAAAACGGCTTTCTTCCCCGTAAATTCTTCCCAGCGTTTGACGATCACATCGACATATTTCGGATCAAGCTCAATCAATCGGGCGCGACGGCCTGTTTTTTCGCAAGCGATCATGGTTGATCCTGAACCGCCAAACGCATCCAGCACAATATCCTTGGTTTTGCTGGAATTGTGAATGGCACGTTCTACCAACTCCACAGGCTTCATCGTCGGATGCAAATCATTTTTGACGGGCTTGTTCACAAACCAAACATCGCTTTGATCCCGGGCACCACACCAAAAATGCTCATGCCCATCTTTCCATCCATAAAGGATCGGCTCGTATTGGCGTTGATAATCTGCACGCCCTAGCGTGAAGGTGTTTTTTGCCCAGATGATAAAGGTTGACCACTTGCCACCAGCGCCAACAAAAGCACCATGCAACCTGTGAAGCTCCGATGAGCTCATGCACACATACATTGCGCCTTTGCACACCATCATCAGGTTGCTGCAAACATCATAGAGAAAATCGCCAAAGCCTTCGCCCAGATTATCATTTTGGATCGGGCGGGCTTTGCCACGCATTTTGTCTTTCATGGAATTGGCGTAATTGACGTTATAGGGCGGATCGGTAAACACCATGTCGGCCAGTTCTTCACCCAACAGGGCGTTGTAGCTGTCGATCATTGCGGAATCGCCGCACAGCACTTTATGATCGCCGCAAATCCAAATATCGCCGGGGACACTGACAGGCGTTTCCGGTGCTTCGGGTGCGGTATCCTCATCGGTCAAACCGCCAGAGGCATTGGCATCATCCAAAAACAGATTGTCCAATTCCTCAGCATTAAAGCCCAGCAGATCAATATTGAAATCCAGATCCTCCAGCGCCGATAATTCCTCGCGTAGGAGGCTTTCATCCCAACCGGCATTTTCTGCGATTTTATTATCGGCAATTACCAGTGCACGACGTTGCGCTTCATTCAAATGTTTCAGGCGAATGGTTGGCACGTTTTTCATGCCCAGCAGTTTTGCCGCCATCAAACGGCCATGCCCAGCGATGATGATATTATCCTCACCTAGCAGAATAGGATTCACAAAACCAAATTCCGTCATGGAGGCGGCAATTTGCGCCACTTGCGTATCAGAATGCGTGCGTGCATTTTTGGCATAAGGGATCAGCTCATCAACCGATACATGCTCGATTTTTAAGTCTTTTGCTTTCGCATCAGTCATAGTTTTTATTTTCCTTTTCTAAAATCAGGTACGCATGAGTACGCACTAGGGTACGCACCCTGAATGCCTTGCTACAACTGGTTTTTTGATGTTTTGCGGTGGGGGTGCGTACCCAAAAAAATCTTCTGGCGCTAAAAAACTCTTGCGCCTAAGCCCGCCGCATAGGGTTCAATCGCCGGAAGTACCTTTTTGCTCAAACAGGGAAGGGAAAAAGCAAAAACCACGCCCATGGTCAATGGTTGCGTGGCTTTGAGATACTACTCCGGCGATTGTATTGATTAGACTAAGCGATTTTGTTCGACTTGTCCGCTCCAAAAATGTTCGCGAACATTTTTTATAGATCACTCATGAATAATATGGATGAAATTATTGATTTTGAGGATGTCTCGGAGATAAAGCTTATACCAGAATAGCTATAATTTCTTTCAAAGAGTTTAGAGCATCATCAAACGATATTTGCTCATCCTCATCAGCATAAGACATGTTCTGAACAAACTGCCTATATTCTTCTCGATAGGCGTCGTCAGTTGAAAGCATTTCATACGCTTTCGTTAAACGGTCTACAATTTTCATATTGGCTATAATATCACCACCACGGCGACTTTGATCACTTTGCAGTGACTGTTGAGCGCAGCCAATAAAAATATCCTTTTCTTCCCAAATTGAGGATTTAAGAGCGGCTAAATCGTGGAGATGGCGGATCATTGTAGGATCATCATTATCCGAATTCCTGTCTCTAACAACCACTCGCCATGTTAATGCACTCACTTTATCAGAGGCTGTTTCAATAGGTGAAATGCAGGTTATTTGTGTTTCTGGATCGTCACCTGATAATTCGGACACGATAGATCGTACATCCCGCTTTACAAGTGGTAATCTGTGTTCAGCAAATGTCATTTCTAGTTGTAGGTATGGGCGCAAGAACTCTTGTTCAAAACCCATGTCATATTGGACTGGGGCTTTGAAGAAACGATGGCTGTCACCACGCTGAACTTGTTCATCTTCAATTCTAAAGCGTGGATCTGATATGATATGCGAGATGACAGATTTTCTAAACGAGCGCCTACCACCAACAGATACTTGATCCAGTGAGCATAAAATGAAATCCAAATCTTCTGAGAAGCGTTTTATTAAACCAAAACCTTTTGACAGACTGGTTCCACCGGAGAAAACGATGTCAACACGGCGGTCATTTTCAAAATTGCCAATAGATTTTAGTAGCTGTACAGCATACCAATCTTTTTCAATGAACGCAGGATCAATACCTGTTTCAGCAGCAGCTTCAAGAATGACGTCACGATTAAGCATATTGTTCAAAGGATACGTACTTTCCATTATAACCAATTTTACGAGAAATACGTCCTTTAACACCGATCACACGCCCTGTTGGAACTTGTGTTGACTTTCCTTCATTGTAAAATTTTTGTGCCTTTGACGGCATGATCTTAATGCCCAATTTATTTAGGGCTTCTTGAGCTAACTCTGGCAGAGGCTTTTCAGGTATTGTTTTCCCGCTGAGTGCAGATTGTTTGGCACGTGCATATACGCCATAGCCAATATTAATCAATAAGCCTTTTTGTACCAACTGTCGTAGAATACGACCAACTTGGTCATAGCCCCCAATGTCTTCAAAATCTTGGCGCACAAAGACGCTTAACGCGCTACGTTTTACGCGGTAAGTGATTTTTCCTTCTAATGTGTTTTTAATCGCCATAGTTAATCCTTACAAAAATACGACATCTATAATTACAAATATACGACATTTTTAGTTAATTTTCAAGCCTTTTAATCATTATATCACAGTGACTTATATAAATGATTAATAATTTTTGAGTGCAAATAACTGACATTTATGAGCTTATTCACTGAAAATAGCCTCATGAAATTCACTTACAATCCATGAAAAATACTTATATTTCGGCCATTTTGTGAAAAACGCTTACAAATCTGCTTTATAAAGCATTTATTGGCGCAATTTATGCTTTGTAGAGCAGATTTAAAATACTCACCAAATGCGCCCCAGATTATTGTTTCTTTGCCACCCGCTTGTGGGGAACAGTAAGGCCTATATCCTGTAATTTTCGTCCCAGCGTATCGTCCTTAGCCAAAAGCAACAAATCATTTTCCAAGTTGAGGCAAAACAGTACGCTGGCATACGCGCCAAATGTCACGCCACTATCACCATTTTCAATTTTACGCAGCGTTGTGCGCGTCATTCCAGCGCGTTCCGCCAACATGCTTGCTGTAATTTTACGGCGCAGTCGAGCCAGCTTAATATTTTCGCCAACGCGCGGTAATAGCGCTTCAAGTGTTGGGGACAATGCTGCCGTTTTTCTGCCCATCTGCTTTTCCTCAATGGTTATTAAAATGTCCAAATATATAAGTTAATGTAAACTATTATATACATTAACCCACATAACGATAAAAATAAGATACATTAGCCTTTTGATTGCTGTCCAGACTCATAAGCAGCTTCTAGAGCATCTTTCAAAGACCAAACAGCCACCTCTTGAAAATCAAGGCTGTCGCTGTTTCGAGTTTCCAGCGTTTCAAGGTTCAAATGCTTGTTGGCGATTTCAGTTAAAAGCTGATCGATTTGTTGTTGGGTGGCTTTAGGCATATTCACCCTCCTTGAAAACACGGTCGGTGATGTTTTGAAGGTCGTTTGCAATACCTGCTAAGCTGCCAGCGTCAGCCCAGTTAACGCTGTCTGGGTTGGCTTCAAAGTGATCTGCACTTGCTGCTTGCAAGCGCTCCAGCATCTCGTCAATGCGGGCTTTGTGCTCTATAAAGGCGTCTAGTGCTGTTCGTTTTTCTTGTGTGTTTGTCATGTTTTCCTCCTTTTGTTAGTAACAGTAACACTTCATTTGCGGGACTTATCAAGTGAATAAGATTCATTTTTGCCTTGTTTTTCAGGGTTATCCACAGGGTGTTTTGTTTTTTCTTCTAGTTATTTTTTATTCTTATTTTTTCTATTTATATGGATACGCCACTTTCGGCACATCTAGATCGGCCACTTTTGGCACCTCTGGATGTGCCACTTCTGGCGTATCATGTATAAAATTGTGGATAAGTAACGACTCATCCAGCAGGTACATATTGGACTGTCCACGCCCACGGCGCCGTGTTTCCAAAAGAACATGGAATTCAAGCTCTGATATGAAACGTTGCACCGCACGCACAGACATACCCAGCTCAACGGCCAGAGTGGCCAATTTGGGGTAACATTTACCAGTTTTACCCGCATATTGAATCAATCGAGCACAGCACAACTTTGCGCCGTGACTCAGGTTACGGTTGCGCAAAATATGATTCGGAATGGGAGCAAAAGTTGAAGTGGTCATATGCGGGCTGCAATCTTACCTAAAGCGGTTTTATACATCTCCCACGCTTTGGTGCGACCAACGCCAAAGGTGGCGCAGATAACCTTCCAGCGCACGCGCTCGGCACGTAGCCAGACGATTTTACGTTCAACAGGCTCCAGCATTGGTAGCCACTTAAACAGCACTTCTTCCATTTCGTCTATTTCCTCGGGAAGTGGTGGGAAACGAACCTCTTTTTCCATATTAAGCAGTTCAACTGTATCATGCTTGATGGCTGGCCAAGTGTTAAAATAACCCTGAACTTTTTCTTCAGGTAGCTTGCGCAGTGTACGCTCCGCTTCACGAATACGTTCTTCAACGTACTTTTGGCGAATAGTTATGTCTTGCTCATTTTTCTTCATGGCTGGCCTCCGCAGATTTTCTGGCGCTCGCTTCTCGCTCAATGAGCTTGAGTTTGATGATGCCATCAATCCAATGCAGAGCTCGCCCAACCTCGCGCACTTCTTTAATCAGCTGCTGGCGCACTTCCTCCAGATCTTCAATCGAAAGCTGTTTTAACTGGCCAATGGGAGTATGCTGCACCCACTTAAAAGCAGCGTCCTTGCAGTTGGTTTTCTCTCTTATCAATACATTCATACCTTTTTCCTTTTCGGTTTTTGTTGTTCCTACTCAGGCTGGTAGATATGTCGCCTTCAAAACGACGACGGCACATGCAAAATAATGTCATTATTTTTTCAAAAGGCATTCCTCCAGATAGTTTCTCAAGCGTTTAGCTCGGCTGGACATCGTAGTTCGTGGAACACCCACAAGCTTTGCAGCTTCAGTAATCGAATTTTTTGTAAGCAGGTTGAACGTTTCTTTGATATCGTTAGGCATTTCTGAGAGAATTCTCCTAAGGTCTAAATCAAACTCTAGAGATTCAGCGCTTAAGTCTGCAAAAACATCGCCACAGAAAGAATCTGCGCTTGCTAGAATATCGATAAGATCAATAGCTTCATCAACATCACCGACTGGAGATGAAAGGGAAATATCCGGCGCACCAGTCCAGCGTTTTTGCGAAGTGGCGACATCTACAAGATAGCGAGCATGATTGTTAATAATAGCTTTGATGAAGCTCCGGCGATCTCCTTTACTTTCATCAAAGTGAGGCCAGCCTTGAAGATAAGCTAACATGAGATCTTGGCTTAAATCCTCGTAATCATCTAAATTGAAAAATGGTGATTTAGTAAGTTTTCTTGCTTTATAGGCAATAAAAAAAGCAGCGTAGCCATCTACGCTGCCATAAATATTCTTAGGCATTTATTCATACTTTCTGCTGTTTTGTTCACAGCAGAAAAATAAGAACTCTTTATACGCCTACAACTTTAGAGATATATTTTATATTTATAAATGATTATTTTATTTAAATCCAAAAAGCTTCTCTTGTTCAGCCCATAATGGGGGGAAGGCCTTTTCTACGGAAGACAAGCCAAACCCATCAGGCTGGTTTCCATTAAGCACACTTTCTATAATGCGTGGGGAAAGTTTCATCAGGCGTAAAACACGTAAAATGTATGAACGATTAATATTTTCAACATCACTGATTTCCTCTACGCTAATATATTTGCCTGTTGCCAGCCATTTTTGCCACTTGTAAGCACGTCCGAGTGCTTTTAGAAGTTTTTCATCTTTACGCATATTTTTATCCAATTTCCGTAAATCTTGCCCTGTAGGACTAATCACTACTTTTTTACCGCCCCAACGCCTCATATTCATGGGGATATGGACCCTTATTGTTTGCTCATGCATTGCTTACACCCCTTTCGTTTTGATTAATAGTTTCTTGCAAATCTTCGATAATGCATTCAAAGCCGCTAGCGCGATATTCAATATCTATTCCTTGCGCACCAACAATCACACGGTGTATCAGTAAGTGTGCAATACGGCGCTGCTCTGCCGGAAAGAGATAATCCCAAAATGACCCAAGCTTCTGTAAAGAATCCTGTAGGTCTTCTTCGCTGAAATTTTTGTTTTGCTTAGAAACTTTTCGCCATACTTCCACCAATATTTGCGGTGTTTCAAAAATAGTTTTAAGGTGAGAAATCACAACGCCCTCAATCTCACCAGCAGGCACACGAGAAACTGGGCATTGCCCACATTCAGATTTGCGATAAGTATTAATCCCGTAGTAATGGTATGTTTTATTCTTCTTTTTTGTATGGCTTGGCGACATAGCACCGTGACAGCCACCACACACAATAATACCCTTAAGCAAAGCATTAGATTTTACCTTAAACGTACGCTCCCGCTTTTTGGCGGGGCTTTCCTTAAAAATCTTTTGCGCTTTATCAAATAATTCATGGCTAATTAATGGCTGATGCAAGGCAGGATAATATTTACCGTTATAATGAACCTCTGCCAAATAAAGGTGGTTTTTTAAAATTGTACGTAACGCATTTACTCTGAATATCTTACCTCCTTTTGTGTTGCCCGTTTGGCTTACATATTCTTTGGTACGATAGCCCTTCATATTCAATTCACGCGCCAACATCAAAAGAGACCCTAAAGCAATAAACCGTTTAAAAATATGTTCAACTTGCTTTGCTTCTTCTGGGTTTATAATGAGTTGACGATTAACCACATCGTAGCCCAGCGGTGGTGGCCCTCCCATCCACATGCCTTTTTTCTTGGATGCTGCGAATTTATCTCGGATACGCTCACCAGTAACTTCACGTTCAAACTGAGCAAAGCTTAGTAGAATATTCAGCGTCAAACGTCCCATAGAATCTTTGGTGTTAAAGTTTTGCGTTACAGCGACAAAACTTGTGTTCCGACTGTCAAAAATATCCACCATTTGCGCGAAATCAGCAAGCGAGCGACTGAGGCGGTCAATTTTATAAACCACCACCATATCCACCCGGCCTGATTGGATATCATTCATCAACTTTTTCAAACCAGGGCGCTCCATATTCCCACCCGAGAAACCACCATCATCGTAGTGTTCAGGAATAACACGCCAGCCTTCATGGCGTTGAGATTCTATATAGCGTTCACAAGACTCACGCTGCGCCTCCAGCGTATTAAACTCTTTATCTAAACCTTCATCAGTGGATTTACGTGTGTAAATTGCGCAGCGAATTGTTTTCTTATTTTCAGTCATGATTATATAACCCTCTTATCACGCTGATATGGGCGTGCTTCTTTCTTGGCAAGGCCAAAGAACAGGTTACCATTCCAGCGAGTTCCTGTAATGGCGTAAGCCACACCAGAAAGGCTTTTGTACTTTACACCTTGGTATTCATAGCCATCAGCCACAACCGTAACCTGATGCTCAACACCTTTAACTTCTCGCACCAATTTGGTTCCAATGGCTAGGCGAGATGTATCGTAAAAGCGTTCATCTACCATTTTGCTAGATGCAAGTGCTTCAAGGCGATCTATGGTTTGTTTTGTTAACCCGCCATAGATCATTTCTTGCATGCGGTAAACAATCTCAGAAATAAGGTATTTTTTATTACTCTTATTTTTAGGTGATTTCTCACAATATTTAGGCCATTCGTTCAGTAGTTCTTTGACGCTCATCGCTTCAAGCGCATTGTATTGTTTAATCATATTTAACTTCATTTTAAACCTCACGTTTATTCACTTTGTTAGAATTGTTTTCACGTAAGCATGAACGCTTCGAACCGTTTTGAAGTCCAGCTAAACTAGTCTTATTTTCTTGGGTTTGCTTACTTTCTTCCATTCTAAAAGCTGCTTTTGCCAAAATATCGGTTACTTCGGCAAACCTTTCAGCAGGTGCCATTCCTTGTGGGTCTTTTGTACATATTCGCAT